CCGTGGTATGGCGGGTGGAACAGTATGGCAGAGTATTTGTTGTCTGGAGGTCGTCCAGGGGAAATGCAATTCATGTGTTGTGATGTAAAACACATGGAGTCATCCCTGAATGACTATATTCAAACCCAGATAAACCTCTTGCGAAACGAATGTCTCGCTTGGGGGAATGAGATAACAGAGCCGATCACTAATCTGATTACATGGTATCAAGTTCAAACAACTCAGCTGTATATAGTGGGAGTTAATGGATGGTTGTACTTTCGGTCGTGTGTTAATCCATCGGGGAAGTTGTGTACGCTAAATGATAACACCATTGCGCTTATGTGGGTGTTTCTTTATGCGATTGCTACTACGGTGAATACTGCGGCTGAGGTGCTTGAAATCTATGGTTCCACACCTGCGAAGATGGTAGGCGATGATTCTATAATCCAGCATCGCCCTTGGTTAGGTGTTCTCATTAAGAGGGCACGTGATCTGGGGTTTGAATTGAGGTTAGAAGTTCCTGTCTGTCCTCTTGCTGATGCCGTTTTCCTCAACGCAGGGTTCCATTGGTCAGGCCATATGTGGTATTTCCGGCCGAATTTTGACAAAGTACGGGCCTCTATATTCTTCTTGTGGAAATCAAGGAGTTGGAGATTAGCGTATGTCAAGGTTTGTGCTTATAGGCAGCTGGTTTTCCCATTTCCCAAGCATCGTCATGAGGCTGATCGGATGCTTCAGTACATCATTGCTAATCACGATGATGAAATGAAGAATGAAGTTCAGATGAATGATCGAATAACCTACGCTTCGGCGCGGGCGAGCTTGATGAGTGATGAAGAGAATCGGTTTTTAACGACTGGTCTTGAGTCTACAAGATGGGCCCTGTGGGGTCGTCCTAGGATTCGACCAAGTCGTATATGTCTGTTTGACTATTGGGTTGATTCATGGAAGTCTGCAGATTCCGTGGAACTTAACTAGAATTAATTTTGAGTTGTCTGTGCATTAAATTAGCTGGCTTAAAATATTCTGGACCTTTAGTTCGGAACTATC